ATATATAAATCACAAAAGGTTGCATAAAATACAAAGATATGAAAAAAAATTCCGGAGAAATTTTTGATACTATACAGGTTGATCCAATTACAGGACAATATTTTATAGTTGTTCCAGAGCAAATCATCAATGAACTTTCTTGGTACGAAGATACTGAAGTAAAAATAAGACTCGAAGGTGAAGAAATTGTGATCTGTGAGAGGTGTGATTGACTTCTTATAGATACTGTGTTATTATACTGAAATGATTATTAAACTATTATGTCTAGAGGTTTCACGGTAAAAGCAAAAGCGCCAGTCACAGCAAATAATGCCCCAGAATGGGATTATAATCTTGCAAAAGAAATGGTTCGCGGTAAATCTGTTGTATTCTGTCTTCCAGGTAGAGGGGTATCATATACCTACCTAAAAAACTTTGTTCAACTTTGTTTTGATTTAGTTCAGGCCGGAGCAAGTATTCAAATCTCTCAAGATTATTCTTCGATGGTAAATTTTGCCAGATGCAAATGTCTTGGAGCAAACGTACTTCGAGGTCCAGATCAACTTCCATGGGATGGAAAGTTGAATTATGATTGGCAATTATGGATTGATTCTGATATTGTCTTTAATACTGAAAAGTTTTGGCAGTTGGTTTTAATGAATAAGGACATTGCTTCTGGATGGTATGCTACAGAAGATGGTCACACTACCTCTGTTGCGCACTGGATGGAGGAGGATGACTTTCGAAATAATGGTGGAGTAATGAATCACGAAACAGTTGAAAGTATCTCGAAGCGTCGTAAACCATTCACAGTAGACTATGCTGGATTTGGTTGGTTACTTATCAAGAATGGAGTTTTTGAACATTCAGAAATGAAGTATCCTTGGTTTGCTCCTAAAATGCAAGTCTTTGAGTCTGGACAGGTTCAAGACATGTGTGGAGAAGATGTGTCATTCTGTTTAGATGCAAAAGAAGCAGGATTTGAGATTTGGTGCGATCCTCGCATTCGTGTTGGTCACGAAAAAACAAGGGTTATTTGACAATGAAAGAAAAGTATAATATTCTCTGTAACGGAATAAAAATACACTCCAATCTCACAGAGGAAGAATACTTCGATATAATGGAAGATCTGTCAATAGAGTTCTATCAGACAGGTTCTCCAAATCCGAACGAAATTAAAACTGAAATTATAGGAGAATCTCAATGGCAATTAAAAAATCACTCGGCGGAAAGCAAATTGTTGTAGAATCCAAACCTAAAAAAACTCGTCAGGGTATGGGATCTAATACGAAATGTGCGGCATCATCTCGAAATAAGGCAAAGAAAAAATACAGAGGTCAAGGAAAATAAATGTATTTACTCGAATGTGATGATGAGTGGAATCACATACATTCTGAAGATCTTTGGGTTTATAATAAACTTTTTTTAAGTCGGCGTTTAGGATACTTATGTGGACCTGCGGGTACTACAGTTCCTAAACCCGACTTTTATATTGTTCGACCATCTTTCAATTTATTTGGTATGAGTCGTTTGGCTCGTATTGAATGGATAGAGAAAAGAACTGATGATATGCATCCTTCTGAGTTTTGGTGTCAAATATTTGAAGGGGATCATATTAGTGTTGATTATCATAATCAAAAACAAGATTTGTGTGTATTGGGAACTAGAAAAAAGGAATCTCAAATTTATAAATGGGATAAATGGGAAAAAATAAATAAAAACATAATTTTTCCAGATATTTTAAAAAATCTAAACAAACATTATGAATGGATTAACTGCGAATTTATAGGAGGAAACCTAATAGAAGTTCAATTTCGAAGAAACCCAAATTTTAGATATAATAATAAGGTAGCAATACCAGTTTGGAATCAAAATAAAAAAGATTTGAGTGAAAAATATAAGAATTATCGATTTATTGAAGACGTAAGTTACGATAGAATTGGTTTTTTAATCGAATAAATATGATTTTTAATACATAAGAATTGGAAAAATATTCAATGGGCAAACATCTACTCTTAGAAGTGTATGATGTTGAGTTTAATATCTTAAATGACGGTATTTCCTTACAAAAAGTAATGGAAGATGGAATAAAACGTGCTGAAATGACTATTTTGAATGTTTTTCAACATTGTTTTTTTCCTCAGGGGGTAACAATTGTATTTGCACTTTCAGAAAGTCACGTTTCTTGTCATACATGGCCTGAAAGAGGATGTATTGCGATTGATGCCTATACCTGTGGAGATGGAAATCCAAAATTAATCGCTCTAGAACTTTTAAAATACTTAGATTCTGATAAATATAGAATTAGAGAAATAGATCGTTAAATATATGTAAGGAGATAGAAACCTCCTTCATAAAAGTTCTGTTTTAACTTATAAAACAGGAGAAAATCAATGTTAGTAGATAGAAACAAAGAACATATGTATAAAATGTGGGGGACCACAAAATTAATCACTGATTATACTGATGTTTCTGAACAAAAAGTAATTCAAGAAGTTATGTATGATCGTGCTCCTAATCATAATTTCGAGAAACAAGAAGAACTTCACGAAAAAATTAGAAATGACGAAGACTATGATGATTGGGAGTATGGTACTGAACCAAACTATGGAATCTCTTGGCAATAGATATAAATAAATCAAGAAACATCACAATAGATGTCCATAACTAGAATATCAAGATCATTTAAAGATATTAGCCTGTCATTTGATCCACATCCAGTGACAGGTGATATTCCTGTATTAATCAATGAAAGAGCGATTATTAGATCTATTCGCAATTTAGTGCAGACAATACCAACAGAAAGATTTTTTAATTTGGAAATTGGTTCTGATGTGCGAAGAAGTTTGTTTGAGTTTGTTGATTTTGGAACCGCATCTATTATTAAGGATCAGATTTTAAATACAATTTCTAATTTTGAACCTAGAGTTGATAATGTACAAGTTGAAGTCAATCCAAGATCTGACACAAATGAATTTGAAGTTACTGTAGTATTCAATATTATTGGTCAAGAAGTTCCCTCACAACAGTTTACATTTATTTTAGAGGCAACAAGATAAAATGCCTTTTACAAAGTTTTCAAATCTTGATTTCGATCAAATAAAAACCTCCATAAAAGATTATCTCAGAGCAAATTCCAATTTTACGGATTTTGACTTTGAGGGATCTAATTTTTCGATTTTAATTGATACACTAGCATACAATACCTATATTTCAGCATTCAACTCAAATATGATTGTGAATGAATCCTTTTTGGATTCTGCAACAGTTAGAGAAAATGTTGTTTCTCTCGCTAGAAATATTGGATATGTTCCAAGATCTAGAACCGCATCTCAGGCACAAATATCGTTTTCTGTAAAAACAACGGAAACTTCTACTTTAACGCTTAAAGCAGGATTAGTTTGCGTAGGAAGTGCTTCTAATTCATCATATATATTTTCTATTCCAGAAGATATCGTAGCAAATATTGTTGATGACGAATCTGTTTTTAATATTACAATATATCAAGGATCATTTTTAACGAAAAGATTTCAAGTAGATGGTTCTTTAGATCAAAAGTTTATTCTAGATAATCCAAATATAGATTCATCTACCATTAGAGTGTATGTGAAGGGAACTTCAGATACAGGATTGGGAACTGAATACAATTTTGTTGATAATATTATTGACGTTAATTCTCAATCAAAAATTTTCTTATTGCAAGAAGTTAAAGATGAAAAATATGAACTTCTTTTTGGAGATGGATTTTTTGGAAAAAAATTAGAAAATGATTCAATAATTACGGTTAATTATATCATTACCGATGGTAAGGATGGAAATGGCGCATCACAATTTTCTTTTTCTGGTAATATAAGATCTGCAAGTGATTCTCCGATTGTTCCATTAGAATCTATAGTAATAAATACTATTTCTCCGTCACAAAATGGATCAGATATTGAATCTATAGATTCAGTAAAGTATTATTCCCCAATATCATATTCTTCACAGAATAGAGCAGTAACATCAAGAGACTATGAGGCAATACTTAAAAAAATATATCCAAATACAGACTCAGTATCTGTTATTGGTGGAGAAGAACTTGATCCTCCACAGTTTGGAAATGTTTTAATTAGCATAAAACCAAAAAATGGGTTATTCGTATCAGACTTCGATAAAAATCAAATTTTAAATAAATTAACCCAATATACTGTAGCAGGAGTTAAGCAAATAATATTGGATTTGAAAATTTTGCACGTAGAAATAAATTCTTCAATTTATTATAATTATTCTCAAACTAATTCAGTAGAAAACTTAAGATCGAAAATAATTAGTAATTTAAATTTATATTCAAATTCTGTGGATTTAAATAAGTTTGGAGGAAGATTTAAATATAGTAAAGTTCTTCAAGTCATCGATAACACCGATTCAGCAATAACATCAAATATTACAAAAGTAATAATTAGAAGGGATTTGAAATGTTTAACAAATCAGTTTTCTCAATATGAACTTTGTTTTGGGAATAGATTTCATATGAATAAAAATGGACTTAATATTAAATCAACTGGATTTAGAGTTATATCAGATCCGGATACTGTGTATTTTACTGATACACCAAATCAAGATGGAACTACTGGAATTTTATCAATAGTAAAACCCACAGATAGTAAAGATGTGAAAGTCGTTGCAAAATCCGCAGGAATAGTCAATTACTCTACAGGAGAAATATTAATAAACACTATTAATATTGTATCTACGGAGTTGCCGAATAATATTATAGAGATACAAGCATTTCCCGAATCAAATGATATAATTGGATTAAAAGATTTATACTTAAATTTTGACATCAAAAAAAGTTCAATAAATATGCTTAGAGACGTAATCTCTTCTGGGGATGATGTATCGGGTGTGGTATTTTCAAGAGATTTTTATACTTCAAGCTATTCTAATGGAGAGTTAATAAGGAAATAATATGACAAATAAAAAGTTTGAAAGTAGAATAAAAGTACAGCAAATTATTGAAAGTCAATTACCAGAGTTTCTTTTAAGTGAGAATCCTAAATTCGCAGAATTTTTAAAGCAATATTACATTTCCCAAGAATATAAGAGTGGTCCTACTGATCTATCTGAAAATCTAGATCAATATTTAAAACTAGATAATTTAATACCTGAGGTTATATCGGGATTTACATTTTTAGAAGATGATATTACTTCCGAATCAAATGTCATAAAAGTCTCTAGTACTAAAGGATATCCCCAGAGTTATGGTTTAATAAAAATAGATGATGAGATAATTACTTATACTGGAATAACATCAAATACATTTATTGGATGTATTCGTGGATTTAGTGGAATAACCAACTATCATCAAGATTTAAATACTAGTGAATTAGTTTTTTCTAGTACAAAAAAATCTTCCCATTCTAAAGATTCTAAAGTAGAAAATTTAAGTTCCTTGTTTATCAAGGAATTTTATAAAAAACTTAAATTCACACTCACTCCAGGATTAGAAGATATTGATTTTGTTTCTGAATTAAATGTTGGAAATTTCATTAAAGAATCAATTTCTCTTTATAATTCCAAAGGAACAAAAGAATCTTTTAGAATTCTTTTTAATGTGTTATATGGATTAACACCAACAGTATTGAATCAGGAAGATTTTTTATTAAAACCATCCTCAGCAAACTATATAAGAAGGCAAGTTTTAGTAGCAGAATTAATTTCAGGAGATCTACTAAACTTAGTTGGACAAACTATTTTTAAATCAACTGACCCAAATACAAGTGCGTCAGTATCTGAAATTGAGATAATAAGCAGAGAAGGTAGACCATATTATAAAATTTCATTATTTATTGGATATGATGAATCTGAAACTATACTTGGAAATTTTAATATTACAGGAAAGACTAAAATTGTAGATAATGTGGATTTGGGATCTTCTACAATAACTGTAGACTCCACCATAGGATTTCCAAATTTTGGTTCAGTATTTACTAATGACGGCAATGAAATATTTTACACTGAAAAAAGTGTAAATCAATTTTTTGGGTGTTCTGGAATATTAAATCCACTAAAAAAAACTGATATATTAAGATCCAATGAAACTTATTTTGGATATGAAAATGGTGATATTGAAAAAAGAGCAGAATTTTTAATTACTGGCGTAATATCAAATCTTCTAGGAGATTCTGAATCGAATAATTTTATTCCAGGAGAAAAGATAATAGTAGGATCTTTGGGTGATAAGATAGACAATCCGGAAAAGAATAAAACTTATAAACAAATATTTGCAAACAGTTTAATTTATAATACAAGTTCAAGATACAAGATTAAAAATATTGTTGGAAATGAAATAGAACTTTTTAGCAATATTGATAAATCTAGTCTTAAAGTTACTGATAGGGTAGAAATTTTAAGTAAAGAATCTGAACAAGTAGTGATAAGTGATGCTACGATAGTATCAATTTCAAATAAACTAGTTTCTTTGAATGTAGACCTATCAAATCTAGATGGGGATTTTGATCTAAGACGAAAATTAAACAAGTCGTCTACTTCTATAGTACCTTTGGAGTTTAACGATATTGTAAGTGATGTACAAAATCTTTATGTCGAGAATGATGAATATCTATACATAGCATCAAATTCATTACCATCATATACAATTAATGCAAATATTTTAAAATATTCACCAACTGGAATTGATGGATTTGATTCCAATTTTGACACTTATTACATCTTAAAATTTGAGGATGAAGTTTCATTTATAAGTGGGGATGAAGTTTATTATACTCCACCAGATAATTCTTTATCAGATTTGGAAGAAGGTTCTTATTATGTGAAAGTATCTTCAAATAAAAAAGAAATTATTTTATACAAATCAAGATCTTTTGTAGATACCGAAAATTATGTGAAATTTAATTCAATACCAGATGGTTCTTTTGTAATTTTCTTTCAAAAAAATGCTATAATTTCTCCCCAAAAAATACTTAAAAAATTTATAGTAAGACCAAATATTAAAGATGGAAAGTCGGAACAAACTGTTCCAGGAACAATTGGAATTGCGGTAAATGGCGTAGAGATTTATAATTATAAATCTCAAGATAAAATATATTATGGTCCTATCGAAAGTGTCAATATTCTCAATAGAGGAGAAAGATATGACGTAATAAATCCACCTTTATTGGAAGTTTCTTCTGAAGATGGGACTGGATCTCTTCTTCAACCTGTAGTAAGAGGAAAAATTGAAAAAGTTTTTGTAGATCCACAAGAATTTGATCCTGATTCTAATGTTTCAGTTGCAGTTACTGGTGGAAATGGGTCCGGAGCAAATTTAATTCCTGTTATTGCAAAAAGAAGACGTGAAATAATATTTGATGCTAGATCTATTCAAAATGGTGGTGGATTGGATGTAGATAATGATTCCATTTTATTTTTAGAACCTCATAATTTAATATCAGGTCAACCTATAATTTATAGTTCAAATAATAATCCCCCAATTGGAATTGGAACATTTTTGGGATCTAATTTTGATCAGGAATTGGCATTGGTAGATAATTCATTCTACTACGCAGAAATACTGAATGATAGAGCGATTAATATATATCCATCATTTTCGGATTATGCCCTAGGAATTAATACTATAGGTTTTACAACTACAAATAACTCAGGAATACATGCATTTAAAACAGAAATTAAAAATATATTATCTGAAATAAAAGTTTTAAATGGGGGGGATGGGTATGAGAATAGAAAACTTATAGTCAACTCTTTGGGAGTATCAACTTCCAATAGTTCAATAACATTTAAAAATCATGGTTTTAACGATGGAGAATTGATAGAATATAATTATAAAGACCAACCAATAGTTGGTTTAGATACAAACATATCATATAAAGTAATAAAACTAACAGAGGACACTTTTAGATTATCTGATGCTGGAATTGGAGGAACAGATATATCAAGATATGAAAGAAGATCTTATGTAAAATTTGATTCTGTTGGTCAAGGAAATCATATTTTTAGTTATCCAGATATAATGGTATCAGTAGCATACTCAAAATCTGGAATAAGAACTGATGCATTGCTTGAATTTATTAATGCAACACCTGTAGTAAGAGGGGAGATAATAGATTGTTTTGTGTACGAAAAAGGTCAGAATTATGGATCAAACATTTTAAATTTCCATAAAAAACCAAATATTACTATTAAAAATGGATCGTCGGCAGAATTTGATTTTACTATTGTTGATGGAAGAATATTAGATGTTATAGTGGAGTATGGTGGTATTGATTATTATTCAACACCAGACATAGTTGTGATAGGGGATGGTACAGGAGCAGAAATAAGAGCAGTAATAGAGGGAAATAGAATTATAGATGTAATAATTATAAATCAAGGTATTGGATATTCTAAAGAAAATACTTCCATATTAGCAATATCTTCCGGAAAAAATTGTGTTTTAGAACCTCAAGTTCGGCCACTTACAGTAAATAATTATATAAGATATGGTGATGAAATTATTTCAGAATCACAAGATAATTTGAGATATTCTATATGTGCATATGGAGATAATCTGAAAGAAGAATTGAATGATACCGATACATCTAAACATTCTCCTATTATAGGGTGGTCATATGATGGTAATCCAATTTACGGAGGATTTGGGTATTCAGATCCCAATGATTCAAACTCCAGAATAAAAACTTTAGAGTCTGGATATATTCTTAACACCGATAATATTATTAATAGACCAGAAATTTCAATATTTGAACCTGGATTTTTTATTGAGGATTATATTTTTAATAATTCTGGAAACTTAGATGAAAACAATGGAAGATTTGCTAAGACTCCAGAATTTCCAGAAGGTGTTTATGCATATTATGCCGGAATAACTACTGTTTTTGGAAATATAGAAAATACATTTCCATATTTTATAGGAAATTCCTATAGATCAAATTCTTTAGTAGAAAATAAATCTATCAATCAAAGATTTAATTTTAAAGATTCTAATTTAATACGAAATACTTTCCCATATAAAATTGGAGAAGTTTATTCTGGGAATGATTTTATATTAGAGTCTAATGAAATTGTAGAACAATCATCATTGATTGAATCTATTGATACCGGATCAGTGGATAAATTGGAAGTTATTAATCCTGGAAATTTCTATAAAGTTGATGATAGGTTAATTTTTGAAAATAGTGATGATGATAAAATTGGTGGAGGATTAGTTGCAATTGTTTCAGAAATAAAAGGAAAACCCATTAAAAGTATTAACACAGAAGTTAAAAAATATTCCAATGTTGTTTTAATGTGGGATGGTGGGGAGAATATAATTGGTGTTATTTCTCCAAATCATGATTTAAATAATAGGGATGATATTGTTATTTCAGGAATAACATCTGTTGCTACTAATCTAAATGGAAACTATACAGCGGGAATTGTCACTTATTCATCTACACTAATAAAAGATATTCCTTCTAGTATATCCGTTGGATTTGTTACTGACATATATCTATCAAATATTCCGGAAAATATATCAATTGGTAGTAGCATCCTTATAGGAAGTGAAGTCTTTGAAATATTAAATATTTTTAACCAATCAAATATCTTGAGAGTTGTTCGAGAATCAACTGGAATATCACATGAAGAATCATCAATTGTAGACTTTAAACCAAATTCATTTACATTTAAAACTAAATCAAATTATTTTGATTCTAGAGTTAATGATTTATTTTACTTTAATCCTGTAGAAGCACTTGGAATTGGTACTACATCAGGAACATCCGTTCAAAACACATTTAAGATAGGAGATACTGAAAAATTAATATCGATACAAACACAGAGTATTTTTATTCCAAATCATTCATTTACAACAAATCAAGAAATTATATTATCAACTCCCAATTTGTCATTCAATAAGATATCAGTTTTTGACTCATCCTCGGGATTATCATTCACAATACCAGATTCTGACAATAAACAAAAATTATACGCCATTAAAAAGTCTAAGGATTTTATTGGAATAGTTACTAACGTAGGATTAACAACTACAAATAACGGATTATTCTTTACTGGTTTTGTTCCTAATGTAAATTTAGGAGATGATTATAAGTATTCCTTCGAGAGCAATTATCCTCAATTAACTGCAACTGTAGAAAATATAAAAACAACCGTTTCTTTATCAACATCTCATGAATTAAAAAATAAAGACAAGGTAAAACTTACAGTCAAACCTTCGTTATCATTGGGTATCGGAACATTTGATTCAGTGTATGTTAAATTGGATGAATTGAATACTAAAATTTTAATAAATCCAATTGGATTTACATCTTCATCGGTCAATATTCAAAATTCTACTATTACTATTTTTGATCACAAATTAAAAACGGGAGATAAGGTTAGTTATTATTCTGGATTTTCTACAAATTTTTATTTTATTCATAAAATAGATGATAATAATATCAACTTATGTGAGACTGCTTTAGATGCTAGATTAAATCCTCCAATAAAAGTTAATATTACAGATAGTGGAGGACCATCTCAAGAATTGTCATTAGTTAATCCACAAATATCCGTAGTAAAAAATAATAATTTGATATTTAATTTGTCTGATTCATCTTTATCTGGATATACATTGAAGCTTTTTTATGACGAAAGTTTTAATAATGAATTTATTTCAACCGGAAGTACTAATTTATTTTCTACAATTGGTGTGGGAACTATAGGTATTTCTACAGACTCAATATTTACCTTAAACTATTCAGATGAACTTTCAGGCAATGGATTATTTTATTCTCTACAAAAAGATGGTAATAATATTGAAGTAGATAAGGAAGTTTCAGATTTTTCTAAAATAACCTTTGTAGATAGCACTTATTCGGGAGAATATCAAATATATGGAATCGGTCAGACTACATTTCAAATTTCTTTAAGAAGAATACCAGAAAGTTTGACATACAACCAAGAACAATGTGATGTAATAAAATATAATACAAGTTCACCTTCCGCCAATGGACCTATAGAAAAAACAAAAATTATTTCAAAAGGGGACAATTATAGTAGATTACCTATTTTTTCTGGATCCAATTCTATTGAGGGTAGTGGTGCATATATTATATCAAAATCAAATAATATAGGAAAAATATCAAAATCTAGAGTAATTGATATTGGATTTGATTATCCTTCAGACACCACATTAATACCAAATGCAATAGTTCCAAATTTCATTATTCTCGAACAATCGAATGAAATGCAAAGTATTGAAGTTATAAATGGTGGGTCCGGATACATATTTCCTCCTCAAATTATTACAATTAATCCAAATACTGGTAAAAAAATTAATGATGGAATATTAAATGCATCTTTATCTGGAAGTAGTGTATCGGGTGTAAATGTTATAATTTCTCCAAAAGGATTACCGGAAAATGATGTTACATTAAGATCAGTCAATAACGATAATGGAGTAACTATTGATAGAATAGAATCTTCTTCTTCTGGAATAGTCACTTGTTTCTTAACAACACCTTTGTTGGGTTTTTCTGTAGATCCATTTGAAATTGGAGATTCTGTATTTGTAGAAGGAATTAGAAAATATAGTTTAGATGGAACTGGATTTAATTCCGAAGATTATGGATATGAGTTTTTTAAGATTATCGACTATGTTCCTTCTGGGGTAAATGTAAAGATAGAATTTGACCTGTCAGAATTTACGACAAATCCGGGAATTGCAAATACAATTCAAGGATCTTATGCAACTGTTATAAAAAAATCAAACTACCCAGAACTAAAAGCAAAACAAATATTTTCTACTTTTATACCAGGTGAAAAATTATTTGTAGATGATGGTAATGGATACAATGAGCAAGATTTGTATGTAAGTTATTTCAATAAAAATTTCATCAAGGTAATTGGATCTTATATCTTATTGCCTGGGCAATTTATAAAAGGGATACAAAGTGGAAGTATTGGATTGGTAAAAATTAAAGAAAAAAATGATTTATCTTTTGAAATTGATTACTCATCAAAAACAGATATAGGATGGAAAAATAATGTGGGTGTTCTAAATGATGATATTCAAGTTATTCCAGACAATGATTATTATCAAAAACTTTCATATACGATAAAAAGTCCGATAGAATTTGATGACTTCATAAGTCCTGTCAATAATCTAGTGCATATCAGTGGATTTAAAAATTTTGCAGATACCGAAGTCTTTTCTTCATCTAACGCAGGAGAAAACTTTTTAGGACTATCAAATGAATCAATTATATATGATATTATTGAAGAAAATAGAGTTGATACTATTAATAATATTGATTTTGTTACTGATATTAATATACTCAATAATTCTTCTAAATTTTTAAGATTTCAAACTATTAAATTGACAGATTATGTTGAAGTAAGAACAAATAGAGTTCTTAAAATAGATGATATTTCCTCACAATTTTCTAACAAAGATTTGGATCTTCCAGAGTATAATAATCTTGTGAAAATTAATAAAAATGAAAAATATAATAGATTTTTAGTTCAGGTTAGAAAAAATGATAGTAGTGAATTAGAATTTTCTGATTTAGTCGTATTAAATAATGATATTGATATTTTTACTCTAGAAAAAAGTTCTTTAAGAAATACCGATGATAGATTTGGAAATATTTTTGGTTATGAAGATATTTTGGGAGATTTTTATCTAAGATTTGAACCAAAAAATCCCGCAGATAATGATTATGAAATTAAATTTATCAGAAATACAATCAATAATACTTTACCAGGTATTGGAACTCAATCAATTGGTTTGGTAGATCTTATATCTGTAAACAAAAATATTGAAAGTGGAATAACTACTTCTATAGTCTCTTTTACTAATGAAAAGTATAGTTCTGTCCACTCTTCTATTCAAGTTATTAACAACACCACAAATGAAATAAATTAT